TCGTTTACGCTATCCTTACCTGCTATATTAGTTCTATTATTCGTTTCTCTGACTATTTCAGCCCAGCAAGTGTAATAATTAGCTAAAGTGTTCACAAAACCACCAGCTCCGTCAGAAACGCCTGTTTTGCTCTTAAAAGTGATTCTATTTCTTAATTTCCCTATCATTATAAGAAGATACTTACCCTTTTGTAAGGTTTCATTAATTCGTAAGCCGTTGTTAAGTTAGCTGAAGGCTTAGAGCTTTCAACACTTGATTCTCTATATTCATATAAATCTCCTACCATTTTCAAAAGAGCCGTTTTTAAAGACTCTGGTGTAGTGGTATATCCACAAGTATATGTAAATCTAAATTCACTCATTATAGGCGATGTCATATAAACCTTTTTAAAGGTATCTCCAAGCACATTATAATCTCCTACTGACATAGATACCCAAGCCTCTCCATCCCAATATTCTACCAATGAAATAGTATTAATAGGTGCATAAGGAAGCTCAATAAACTCGTCTACATAAGCTACTACCTTTAAAGTTCTAGCACTCATGGCAATACCTGCATATTGCTCTAATCTGATTCTAGCGGTTTCAATAAGATTTGTGATTAAAGTATCATCTTCATTATAATCTACTCTTAGGTAGTCTTTAGCTGCTTGTAAAGTAACTATGGTTGCCGATGGGGCTACTACAGTTGTTACATCTCTTACTATCTGCATTATGCTTAATTTTTACAAAAATAGTTAAAATTTAGTGTAAACAAAAAGGGGATAGTTTTTAGCTACCCCCTTATATTGTAAATCTAATTATAGATTAAGCAACGTTACCGAAATCACCATAAACAAACGCACCAGCGTAGTAAATAGGGAATGCAATACGAGCTTCCACACGAACTGTGATTAAGTTCTTAGTGAAGTTATCACCATCAAATTCAGAGAATTGAACAGAGATACCTTGATTTTGCATGATTTGAGCACCCATAGACCAGTCACCTACTAAGAACTTATCTACTGCGATTGCAGTTGATTTGTACAAAGGAATACCAGCGATAGATACGTTACCATTTGTAGTAACTACAGTAGAAGCAGGTAAGCTATAAGCTGAGTTAGTATTCTTAGTGTTCATGATAGCAGCCCAATCAGTTGGGTTAACTAAGATACCTGTAGCAGAATAGTTAGAGCCTTCTAACTGAGCAATAGCTTGTACTAATTGCTCAACATCTACAGTAGCAGCACCAGTTGCAGCAGTTGCTACACCAGTAATACCTTGTAAGTTAGGAGCAGTACCATTACCACTTAATAACTGAGCATCTTCTGCAATTAAATACTTCTCTAACAAACGAGATTGTAAGAAAGAAGTCATAGCAGGTATATCATCTAACATTTGACGAGAAATGCGTACATAACCTGCGATGTATTGTGCAGGAGCATCTTTCATTGTGATGTCAAAATCAACTTGAGCTTTAGAGCTACCTTGAGTTTGAGCTGCTGGATCACCTTCTCCACCACTTTCGTAAGGGAAAGTAAATAAACCTTGATTGATTGTTCCTACTGGTAACAAACTTCTTAAATGCACTTTACGAGAAGGTAAAGCGTAAACTTGATTAGCATATTCACGAGTGATATCACCAGTTAAGTTTGTAGATTCTAACATAGTACCTACAGCCTTAGTATCCATAATGAATCCAGCTCTTTTTTGCTCACCACGACCTAATTTAGCGATGCTATCGGCATTTTTCTCGATAGAATCAGCAAGGGTAAGGTTGAACCCTTTTACTTGATTTTCGTTCATTGTCTTACGATTGTTTTTTGCCTCTAATTTGTCTGCAGCATCTTTAACTACAGCAACTTGAGATTTTAATTCTTCTAATTCAGTCTTTAAGCCTTCTACCGCTACTGCGTTTTCAGCTTTTGCACTTTCGATTGCTCCAGATACTTCTGTTTTGATGCCTTCGAAAGCACTTTTAATTTCTTCTACCATTAGTTGAAAATTTTAAATGATTGTAAATATTTATTTATTTCTATCTCTACGGAAATCATCGGATCTTCTTCCTCAGTTGACAATGCCTCTTCGGCGGTTGGCTCAGGAGAGATTGACTCTTCATCTTCCATTTCAGACAGATATTGTTGTAATTGCTTGAGTTTAAGTTCCAACAATTCAAAAGTTTCATCAGTAAAATGTCCATTTCTCAAAGACTTAATAGTTTTACCCATTTCGTCTACTAAAGTTGACTTAATCTGACTTTTTACTCCTACTGTTGGTGTATTTGCGTTAGCACCCCACAATACAGAACTTCCTTCAAACAATTTAATTTCATTGATTTCGTTATAACCTGACTTAGCTTGTGATTTAATTGTTTGGAATCCAATGCTATGTTCAGTAATATGACCATCCTTATATAACTCATATAAGTCGTTTCCTAATGTTGTATTAGGAAGCTTTACACTTGCCTTCAATCCGAAAGCGTCTTCAGACATTTCAAATGGCTTAGCAATAGGTTTGTCAGTAGAATGGTTCATTAAATGCCATACTCTGTTTTTAGCCTTCGGACCATTTTCTTTTAATGTCTTTGTAAAAGCACCTGGAGTAATTACATCTCCATCGCTATCTACGTTACCAAATGCAGAATAGTAGACTGTAATAATTCTACTATTGTCCTCCATATCTATAGGAGCACCTTCGATTGATTTTTTGCTATAAAAATTACCCATATTTATTTGTTTAAGCCACATACACCGTACAGCATCGGCAGTTGCAGTTATTTACTGCTCCACCACTTGCATCATGTGCATATTGCATTTCTATTACACCGTAGTTTGGAGTAGTTACTAGGAATGGTTGATTCACTGGTAATCTTGCTCCACCGCTATCAGGATCAGTCTGTCTATCTAAAGACATATGCCAATATCTTGGACTACCAACATATTCAGCATGAATCCATTGTTTTAGCAAAGGTATATTAATTCCTTGTGTTGCCCCAATCGCACCTGTGCTTAAAGCTTGATGAGATTCTGTTCTAGCAATTAATAAACTCCTTGAAACGTTTATTTTACCTTCTCTAAGAAGTTGAATAGCCATTTTGTTTTGCTCGTCTATAGACAACATATTCTCTTTTCCGTATGCTATAACATTACTAAGTATTTTGAATATTTCGTTGTTAGTAGTGTTTTCTATTCCTTGCATTTTCAATCCACTTATTCCTGTCCAATAGGTTAACATAAATGCTACCCATTCATCTAGGATGTTTAGCGGATCAAGGTCGATGGATTCATCCTTCTTATAACTGTCAAATATCTTTTGGTATCTAGCAGCCGTATAACCACCAGTACCTTCGTACAAAGTTCGTAAAATATTGGAAATCTTCTGTGAGTGAAAAAATCCTTTTTGATTATTGATAACTTGTTGCAGTCCCAAATGCTTTACTAAATCGGCAGCTTTATTAAAATCAGATTGTAAAGCCTCTTGTATTTTCGGTCTAAACTCTAATACTGACTTCCTTGCAATTTTTTGTTGCAAGTTGAATTGTTGAGATGGCTTTATGATTTTTGGCATTAACCATTCTTTTTAGCATCAATCTTTTCAATCATCTTTCCTGCTGCTGCAAAAATTGCAGTTTGGTTATTTTGAGCTGCTCTTTGTCTAATAGCTCTTAAACCTTGTCTATCTACTGTTTTAAAATCAGAAGTATAAACGTAGCCATAATGAGCTTTTGTTTCAGGATCAGCATTAGTGTCTACCCCTAAATACCATTGTGCAAACTTATCCCATCCATTAGCTTCCAAATAAGCATTCTCTTCGGATGCTGTAGGATGTTCCCATGTAGATGGTTCTTTCACATCACCACTTTCAATTAATGAATTAGCGTGAGCTATTCCTTTTGGATTTGTCTTGTTAATTGATTTTTGCTCTAATGATTTTTCTACTAACGCTTGTAAAGCATCGATTGACTTAAATTCCATCTTTTAAATTTTTAACTGGGGGTATATTATAATCTCCTTGTTGTTGAGCATCTCTAGGATTCTGCATCATAGTAAGCTCTGCTACAGGTAAATATCCTGCAGGAATATAAATCTCAT